TAATTACTGTAAAGATATTTTAGAATTTAATAAGGAAGAAATTCGGGCAATGAAATGTCTTCCTGATTGGAAAGTTTATATGAAATCTCATGCGTTTGTTAAAATGACAGAGATAGGCTGGGACTTCAATCAAGAAGAAATTAATAAACATCAAACTCATTTAAAAGAAACTCTTTTACCTGAAGGAAAAGAACTATTAAAAGAAAAATCAAAAGTCAAGGAATCTAAACCTAAACCCATAGTTATATCTCCACACGAAAGACAAAGAATAAAAGTAATGAATACGATTGCTGGTGATTGGGATGAAATGGTTATTGATAAATGGATGGAAGGGGTATTTGATAAAAAATTAGTTAAGTTTCCTACCTATAGTTTATTTCAAGTACATGGATTAAAAGGATCTGCTGTTAGTATTTTTAAAGATATTGTTATGGAAGAATATACTTCTATTAAACATGCCTATGATAAAACTGATGATCAATGTGTAGAAGCTTATTCTCATATCACAAAAGGCAATAAAAGAAAAATGATAGATCTTATGGATGGGATATTCGAGGATATAGAACGAGTTAAAGAAGCCGCGAAGAATGCACGTACAGCAAATAAGAAACCTAAAGGAAGAGATGCTCAGGTCAAGAAATTAAATTATTTAAAAGATCATGAAGATTCAAAAGTAGTTTCAATTAATCCAGTACTCATACCATCTGCAGGATGGCTATGGACATACAACACCAAAACAAAAAGGTTAACAGAATTCAAAACTAACTCTACGGAGGGGTTTGAAGTTAGAGGATCTACATTACAGAAATGGGATCAAGAATCTAGCAGAACAAGCGTATTAAGGAAACCATTAGATGTACTTCCTTTAATATTAACTAAATCAATTAAACAAATAGATAACGTTTGGAAAGGTCTTACCACTAAGGTAACAAAACCAACCGGGCGTATTAATAAGGATACCATTCTGCTAAGAACAGAAGAGTACGTTAGATAATGGTAATAGAAGAATTACAACATAAAATAATGACCAAGAAAAGGTTTACTACAGCCGTTGAGGTATTAGTTTCACAAAAGAACATGAGCTATATTGATGCAATGACATACATCATAGAAGAAAGAGGAATGGATTATATGAACGTTAAGAAGCTCCTATCACCTGCTTTAAAGTCGAAACTAACCCAAGAAGCTACAGAGCTTAAATTGGTTAAAATGAAAAAGAAAAATAGTTTACCAGTATGAATGAAACTCACTCAAAAACTTGTCAAGTAGAATGCCTAGAAAATGGCAATAAGATAGAAGCAGAAGTAGATAGATTTAACAAAGGTGAATACCTAAGTGTTTATATTAATACGGTTAAAGTTAACTTACAATATGATACTAAGGTTAATCTTTATATTGGAAAAATGGCTGGACTAGAATTTGGTAGTGAAGGACCTAAAATACTGGGGCATTATAGATGATGGATCCTTTTGATGTTTATAAATTATATAATGCATTAAAGTTACACTTTGAACAAGATAGCTATGATGCTATTAAGTATAATTTTAAAAGTAATGTATCTCCTAGTTCTTTTTTCAAGAGAAAGGATAAATATTTCTTTGCTAAACTAGGCAAGAATCAAAAAGATATTCAAAACTTCTTAGTATTTAACTTCGTTGAAGATATGAAATACGTTGGTGATATGATGGATATTGAAGGTCAACAAAACTATACAAAACATAAAAGAATTCACGAGGCGTTATCCCGTGAGTTTGAAAAGGATATAAATAACATTGAAACAGATTTTGATAATCTCTTGGTGGTGAACAATATAAACACACCTCCGTTGATTATCGAAAAATGGATGGAAGAAGATGTATCACTAGAAACAGTGGTTATTCTAAATTCATTAACGGACTTTATTAATAAAGAAGGAAACAAGATAACCGAAACACTGTTTTGGCCTGACGTTTCTAGGAAGATTAAGAAATATAGTCCATTTGTAAATTTCGAAAAAGACAAATTTATAAAAATTGTCAAAAAAAGGTTTACAAAACCATAGAAGTGTGGTATAATATACTCTATATTATGGATAAAGTGGATAATTCAGTAAATACAAAGCAATACGGAGAAATACAATGTCATTTGCAAATTTAAAGAGCACACGAGGCTCGTCTATCGACCAACTCGTAAAAGCGGCAGCATCTGTTGCCACTAAATCAGAAACAAAATCCTATGTGGATGAACGTTTCTGGAAACCCACCCAAGATAAAGCCGGTAATGGATACGCAGTTGTGCGATTCCTTCCTGCTAAAGAGGGTGAGGATCTACCTTGGGTTCGCTACTGGGATCATGGCTTTAAAGGCCAAACTGGTCTCTGGTATATCGAGAATTCCTTAACTACTATCAACCAGCCTGATCCGGTATCAGAAATGAATACCCTATTATGGAATTCTGGAAGAGAAGAAGATAAGCAAACTGCTCGTGAACGTAAACGTAGATTACACTATGTGTCAAATATTATGGTAATATCTGACTCTGCTAATCCATCTTCTGAAGGGAAAGTATTCCTTTACAGATATGGAAAACGAATCTTTGATAAAGTCATGGATGTTATGCAACCTCAATTCGCTGATGAAGCGCCAATTAATCCCTTTGATTTCTGGGAAGGTGCTGATTTTAAAATCAAAATCAGAAAAGTTGATGGTTGGACTAACTATGATAAATCAGAATTCTCACCATCTAGTGCACTACATAATAATGATGATGCTCTATTAGAAGAAACATATAAAAAAATATATGGTCTATCAGAGTTTACCGATCCAGGTAATTTTAAATCTTATGATGAGCTTAAAGCTAAATTGAATCGTGTACTTGGTGTAGATGCTGGATTTACAGCAGAAGCAGTTGCTCCGGCAACCGCAGCACCTAGTGTAGCTATGCCTTCAGAACCTGAAGCACAACCTGAATCTTCTTCGGAAGAGGATGATACTTTGAGTTATTTTGCTAAATTAGCGAATGAATCATAGCACTGTTTAGTATACTCTATCGTAGTCAATGCTAGACTTAAAACGGGCCGGTGGCAGTAAACCTCGGTCCGTTTTTCTTAGGATTTTGTTTATTATAGATATATTGAGTGCCTGAGAAAAGGAACAAAGATTTTTTTATGTAATTGTAATTGAATCTCGTGTTTGGCTATTTCCGGGACCGTTGTAAATAGCGGTTGGTGCACCCTGGTTATTAATAGTATCACCTCCGTTAACAATAGTAACGGGGATGGATTTTTCCGAATTCATTAATTTATCTGCTATTTGATCTGCTAAACTACTGGAGTTAATTTCTATTCCAGTTGAATTTGGAAGAGCGAATAAAGCTTGTTGTATTTTTTCTATTTCTGCTGCGCCTTCTTCTATTCCTTCTATATTGAGAATCCCTTTAAAATCCACAACAGGTTCTAGATTAGCTAATTTAGGATTACCACCTATGAGGGTTTTTTCCAAAAGTTCCATAGCAGCTGCAGAGGCTTTTACATTTTCAGTAATATCATCAGCATCAATTGTACCCCAGGCGCTCATACCAATGCCTAATTTTTCTACATTTATTGCTGCTTGTGATAATTCCGGACCACTAAGTTTTTCAAATTGCATTAATGATTCAGCCATTTTGCCTAGTTGATCTGTACCATCATCATCACCACCAAACCAACTACCAGCCCAATCAAGAGCATTTCCAATGAGTTCACCTGCTTTACTTATTACTTGACCAGTTGTCAATAATATCATTGCTGGTGCAAGTACAGCCATTCCTCCTGCGACTTTAGCAAGATTTCCTGCTTGAACTTTATTGAATGCAGAAAGACCTTCAGCCATATTAACTAGTATTTTCTTTAAACTGGATCCATCAGCACCTATCAAATCAGCTACTTTGCCAGTAATTGCCATACCAGCAATAAATGCACCAATTCCTAATCCAGCTAATCCTAGTCCAACTGTAGCCATTCCAGCTACTGCTAATCCACCTGGTACTGCACTAACTACTGCAAATAATCCACCTACTGCTAGTAAACCTGCTAATTGAGGTCCAGTAAATGAATTAAGGCCTTCAGCTATATTAACCATTATATCTCT